GGTGTAGCCCATCTTATCGAATACCCAGTCAATTATGAACATAATTTACTCTGTAGGTTGGTTTTTTAGTGCAGCGATTTCGGCTGCTTGTGCTTCTACTTTAGCGTTTAGTTCTTGGATTGCTTTAACAAGAATAGGAACAAAAACACTTAGCTTCACACCTTTAGTAACTTCTCCAGTTGGCTGTTTGTTTTCATCCAAATCAGGTGTTTCAAAAACAAGGCTAGGAAATACTTGTTCAAGCTCTTGAGCTACAAAACCAATTTGTTTAAGTTCGTCATCAATTAAGTTGTAATTTACAACCCGTACTTGATTTAATTTATCTAGTTTTGGTGTTGCATCAACTACATTTTCTTTTAGTTTTAAATCTGAAATGGTTGTATATGTACCAGTTCTGTTTTGAACTGTTCCATTTGAATAAATAATTGCTTTTGCATTGGTAGTATCAGCACAAAAAAGAAAATATTGACTTGTATTATTAGGTGATGCACCCGTAAAATTGCAAGTTATTCCATAAGGAAGCGATGAAGCACTATTTTGAAGAACTAAAACTTCATTATTAGAAACTGAATTTAACATTTCATGAAATGAACCAGTTGCACTAACATAACTTCCAGTATTACTAGCTTTTACAAAACCACTAGAGGTAATACGCATCCGTTCTGTGCCGCCAACATTTCCTGCGCCGCCCGTGTTAAAGGTAATTCTATTTTCGTGAGTTACATATAACGCAGATAAATCAGTGGAAATTGACCCTTTTAATGTTCCGCTAGCGGCAAACTGCAAACCCGCATAGTTTCCATTACCATCTAACAACAATGCACCATTACTTGTGGTTGCGCTTGTGCGGTATATTACTGCCTGTTGATTGGGCGTAGTCGTTGTGCCAACCAACAAATTACCGCTAGAATCCAATCGCATAGACTCTGTACCACCTTCAGCAAACGCAATCGTGTCTGCTGCTGGGAAGAAAATACCAGTATTAGCGTCAGTTCCTCGGATTGCGGGGGTAGAAGCTGTGCCGTCTATATCCGATACACCATCCGAACCTGAAAGAATTAAGCTCATTGTGTCACCTCGTCTGCTGGTAATGGTTGATTGCCTTCTTCAAGCCATTTTAGGTAGGCTTGGTAGTCGGTGTTGGCTGGGTCGAATGGGATGCAAGCACCGTCTGATATGCGAATAACAGATGTTACTTTTTTTTCTAAATTGCTAAAATAAAGTTTATACATTTTATTCTCCATTACAACTCTATTGACGCATATAGCCAATTACTTCTATAAGAAGTAATAACTTCATTGGTTGTAAGACCACTAGATGTCATATCAATATAAAGACCATTTACGCTTGCGGTTGCCCCGCTAATTGCACTTACATTTCTCGTAGCTATTCCTGGAGATGCAATTTGCTCAATTGTTACATTTGGATTTAAAGAAATAGTTGGTGCAGCTCTTTTTTGAACTGTCCACATAAAAGACATTGATGCCCCTGTAGATGCAGTTGCTTTACCGCAACCTGTACCAAATATTTCAAAATACCGTTGGCAAAGCTGTAACTCAGTTCCATAAGGTCTGTAATCAAAGCTAGTAGCTGTAGAGCCTACTTCAAGCTGAACTCCTGTGATGTAGAAAGTTGCTCCGTTTGTGCCGACTACGGATGTTGCTCCTGTGGCACTATATACAGTAGAACCAGTCCAAGCACCAGCAGTACCGCTAAGAGAAGAACCGACTCCTAAACCAATGCGGACATTCATGCCAATTCCATTATTGGTTAGCCAAGTTCCACTTGTGTCACCAGCAATAGTAATTGTTTTATATTCCCAAGTATTTGCCGCACTAATTGTGTATGTAAATGGATATACACGAGTATCGCCTGAGTTGCTGACAGTTCCACCAAATGTTCCAGTTAATGAGCTACGAACCCAAAAGCTAAGAGTTACTGGTGATGCACTTGCAGTTCCCCATGCTAAATCTGCTGTATTAAAACCTTCAATAGATTGAGTAAACAAAAACAATTCACTAGCACCTACTGTATAAGCAGAAGTAGAAGTAATACCTAAATAATTTCTAAATCCTGTTGGTGGTGTTACTGAGCCAGCATTTTGTTGAACGCTGTATTTTGAACTTTGGCTAAGAGAAAAAATCCAACGGTCTAAAAGATACACTCCACCAACTGTAGGAGTAACACTAGCACCAGCGTTCCTCTGGTCAATCCGCATATCGCCATTTATCAGGCGATTCCGAAATACAGAACTAATAGGTGCTAATATGCCACCGCTTGAATCAACAATTCTGTTTACATTAACAGTACTCATACTTGCTCCTTACGCTTTTTGTGCCATTGCTTAACGGCTTCGCTAATTTTCATTCTGTCCTCGTCTGTATAAACTCTTTTGGCTCTTGATGCTCGCATTTTAGCCTTAGTTTCTTCGCTATGATTACGACCTTTGTTAGGATGATTATTACCAAGTCTTGTAGCACGAGCCTTTTGACTTGCGGACATTTTGGCTTTGGTTTCTTCTGTGTGCGAAATGCCTTTGGTTGGGCAAACTCTGCCTTTCAACGCTTCTGATATTTTGCGCTTAGTTTCTTCCGACCATTTTTTACCTTTTGCGCCCGACTTGCTTCCAAGCGGTCTGCGATGGATTCTGCCAGTCAAAGCTAGGCTATGTCTGCGTCTGCGTTCTTCTGTCCATGTAGAGCCCTCAGAACCGCCCAATTCGATGTTGTAGCCGTTTGGCACTACTGTATCCAATACGCTTATCCAAAAGCGTTCTATAGCGTTTAAAGTTGCTCTATTGCCAATTCCTGTGCAAATTGGCTCATAGGTAAAGTTTTGCTTGCCATGTAGTTTATACGCACTTTTCATTATGCGACCATGCCCAATACGCAAATGCGGGTTGATAGTCTGCCCGACATATTGTTTGCCATTGACTTTATTGGAAACTAGGTAAACCTGTGCGTTCATAATACAGCAGAATTAGGGCTAAAGGTATTGATAGAGCCTTGTATTGCGTTTGCTTGTACAGTTCCGTAGGTCATTATTTAACCTCAATCTGTTTTAACTCATCAAGCGTTGTGGCTTGGTCAGCTAATTTAGTAATATCTCTTAGCCGTTGCTTTTCGGCTACGATTGCTGTAGTGTCTGCACCACTTTCTAATGCTCGCTGAAATGCTACATCCTGAGCTTGTAAAAGAGGTGTACGCTCTGCTCTGAGGCGGTCTTTAGTAATTGCCTTGGCTTTTTCAAAGTTAATCGTAATCATGCGTACTCCCAAGCGTTACGGAATGTGCGGTCTGTAGGAATGTCAGAAACATCTACAATCTTGTATGGTTTACCAGCTGGTACATCTTTGGCGGCAAGTTCTTCAATAGTATGCTCGGCAAGATACTCATTGGTAGGAATAATCACAGCCACACCACCTTCATCTGTTGGATAAATAATTCTTCGATTCATATTATTCCTTTTGATTAACGAGTGGCAACAAATGAAAGAACATCAACATCAGCAAGTGCAGACGAGCTAAATGTAAATACTATTGCGCTATTAGCAATAAAGTTTGTAGTGCAAGCTATTCTAACTGCCCCGCTTGGTTCATTTGCTGTTGCACAACAAGAATAGTTATTATCAGGCATAGCATTAGTAAAGTTTACTCGGTAGTAACCTACTCCCAAATCAGTAATACTCGACACATTCCCACTAGCACGGATAGCTACAGTACCAGTACCGTTAAAGTTAACCCATGCACGACATCCGTATGCAGTAGCGACTGAGCCGTAACCTGAGTTGAACTGAAAGTTGCCGCTTGTATCTATAGCAGCTCTAGTTGTTCCGTTAGTCTGAAAACTTAGATTGTGGTTTGTTCTTGTAGCTAGATAGCCTTCAGTGCCGTTAACATATATAGCGGTTTTAACAGTGCCATTATTTGCTTGAAGAGCACCTTGATTGGTTGAACTTGACCCGACATCTAAAAATCTAAAGTTTGATACTGAATCTGGACTAGCAGTACCAATACCCACATTCTGTGAAGTATCAATCGTTACAGCAGTAGTAGGAGTAGAGCCTGTTTGTAATTGCAAAATTCCTGTGGCATCAGCAGATAATGCTGCACCACTAGTAGATGTTCCTGCATTAAGTGTTGTTGCCATCCTAAACTCCTAAATATTTGTTTATTTTAGTGGTTTTCATCTTACAATACCACCCATCTTTGACCGCTAGGAACGGTAACTGTTACACCGCTATTAATGGTAATTGGCCCTACGCTTTCGGCATTTTTATTGGTAGATAGGGTGTAATTTGTTGTTACAGTTACACCGTTCTCCACAAATACTTGGTCGCCACCACCGCCTGTTGCACCGCCACCAATATTGCCCCATGCGCCATTGGCATAGCCTTCAAATTGACCAAAGTCGGTGTTATAGCGGATTTGACCGTTTACAGGGGTTAATGGGCGTTGGGCGGTTGTACCAGCCGAAATTAACACAAACCCAGTCGATAAGACCCTGACATTACCGTTAAAGGTAGGGGTGTCAAACTGAGCAAACTCAATGGCTTCACCCGCAGCCGTACCAGCAACCAATCCCACGACCTTGTGGGTGTTCATATCTAAGTTACCCGTCATTGGGGTTTGACCGTCTGCGGCTACCGAATCGGTAAGGGCAGAAGCCAAATCGTTCATGGTGTTATTAGCCCATGAGCTAGATATAGTTGTGCCTGTAACTACGGGATTACCCGCAGGTAGTGTATATACGCCTGACCCGTTTCTACTCATTTCTGTTCCTCTTTCTTAGCACCTGCTCGCATTAAAGCGGCTAGTTTT